AGGTTTAGTGAGAAGGAATAAATTATGATGAATGTGAATATGAATGAATCTTTGTGGGTGGAACGATACAGGCCACATAAAGTGGCAGACTGTATTCTTCCTGATGATCTAAAGAATACGTTTCAACAATACGTCGACCGCAAAGAAATTCCTCATCTGCTTATTTGTGGTACAGCTGGAACTGGAAAGACCACAATCGCTCGGGCGTTGTGTGAGGAAGTTGGATGCGATTATCTAATCATCAATGGTTCTGATGAAAACGGAATCGATACGTTTAGAACGAAAATCAAGAATTATGCTTCATCTATGTCATTTAGTGGTACTAAGAAAGTAATCATCATCGATGAAGCAGATGGTCTGAACCCAAATAGCGTCCAACCTGCTATGCGAGCAGCGATGGAAGAGTTTGCGCATAACTGCACTTTCATTATGACTTGCAACTATAAGAATCGAATTATCGATCCGCTACACAGTCGATGTGCTGTCATCGAATTCAAGCTTCGCAAGGAAGATAAGCCGAAGATGGCTTCTCTGTTTATGAAGCGAGCAGCACAGATTCTAAAGAACGAGGGTGTAGAATTCGATGCTCCTGTTCTTGCAGAAGTTGTTAAGAAGCATTTTCCAGACTATCGCCGTGTTCTGAATGAACTACAGCGATATGCTGTAAGTGGTAAGATCGATGCTGGTATTCTGGCATCTGTTGCTGATGTCTCATTGTCTGAACTCATAAAGTCGCTAAAGGCGAAAGACTTCAGTTCTATGCGTAAGTGGGTATCTGAAAATAGCAACGATGATAGTGTTAGAATTTTCCGTAAGATCTATGACGGTCTATATGACTACATGGAAAAGGGATCAATTCCTCTTGCGGTTGTAGTTCTTGCGAAGTATCAGTATCAAGCTGCGTTCGTTGCTGACCAGGAACTAAATCTCGTTGCTTGTATGACCGAAGTCATGTCAGACTGTGAGTTTGTGTGATGGCAGATTTATTCAAAGAAATCCTACCGTCGATTCTCCAGACTAAGAAGTATGCACTTCTAACTACGCAGGATGAATCATCGTATCCTCACTTCATGGTGGGTAGAGCATTATCATACTATCCTGATACTGTTTTGCTTGCTAATGAAGTGAACAAGATTCCCCATATCGACAATAAACTCAAATACGATCTATTGCTAAATAGTATCAAGCCTTACAAACGCCAATATAAAAAATGGCATAAGAAGGTTTCCGACGATGATTTGAGTACGATCAAGGAATATTATGGCTATTCAGATGCTAAGGCAATCGAAGCCCTGTCTATTCTTAGTGACGATCAAATCGCCGAACTAAGAAAAAGAACATATAAGGGTGATTGATATGGTTAGCACATTGGTAGAGATTGAACTAGCTGAGAAGAACGACTTTCTGAAAGTAAGAGAAACGCTTACCCGTATTGGCATCGCAGCGAAGAATCAGGACATACTATATCAGTCATGTCATATTCTACACAAGCAGGGTAAATACTACATCGTACACTTCAAGGAGCTATTTGCACTAGATGGAAAGCCCAGTAATATTTCTGATAGCGATATTGCTCGTCGTAACACTATCGCAAATCTAATCGCAGAGTGGGGACTAGTCAAGATTGTTGACACCAACAGAACCCAGGATCCAGTTGCGCCACTAAGTCAGATCAAGATTCTATCGCATAAGGACAAGGGTAATTGGGAACTAGTTGCCAAGTACAACATCGGCAAAAAGAAGCGTGAAGATTGAAAGATAAATTCATACGATTCTATCTAGACACCGCTGAATTGGCGGCGAATGATCTATCACATGCTCGGAGACTGAAAGTGGGTGCGGTGATCGTTAGAGGTGATCGCACTCTGTCTTACGGATACAATGGTACACCACCAGGTGAAGATAACAATTGTGAAGACCTGATAGATGGTATACTAGTGACGAAGCCGAACGTCATCCATGCCGAAGATAATGCAATCAGAAAGGTGCACAAAGAGGGTGAAGTCTGTCATGGCGCCACAATGTTTACCACTCACGCTCCATGTAAAGGCTGTGCGGAAAAGATTGCAAGTGCTGGTATAGTTACTGTATACTATAGAAACAAGTATAGATCCCAAGACGGGCTGGAACTATTGAAACTTATGGGCATAGAGGCTATTCATTATGATTGAAGTGATTATGTTAGATATGGATGGAGTGTTGTGTGACTTCAGCCAAAAGTACAATGAGTTGTTTGGTATGTATCCAGACAAGACTCCAAAGAAAAAGTGGAAAGCTAATTGGGAAGAGTTTGTCTTGGGTGAACACTTCAAGACACTAGAATGGCATGAGCATGGTAGAGAGTTGTATGAGGGTGTCAAGAAACACGCACTATACAATGGCATCAAGATTGAGATTCTAACATCTGCTGCTGGTGACGCGATGATCGATAGTATTGCTTATCAGAAAAGAAAGTGGCTTCTGAATAACAACATCAAACATCGATATGCACACATTGTTCCGGGAAAGAAGTATAAGAAGGACTTCGCTGATCCTAAACATCTACTGATCGATGATATGGATGTCAATGTCGCCCAGTTTAGAGTTGCGGGTGGTAATGCTATTCTCCACAAGACTGCCAAAGACACACTAGAGCAATTGACTAGCGGAAACTATGCCAGCCTTTGATTGGTGGCTCAAATGGACATCGACTGGATTGCTTATAGCAGGATCGATTCTAACCAGCATCAATCTATATCCAGTAAACATCATTTTCAGTTTTGCCGGGAATGCGGGCTGGGCATGGGCAGGCTGGCGCATGAGAGAGCCGAGCCTGTGGGTAGTCTCGCTAGTGCTGCTGGCGATCTATTCCAGCGGGCTGTGGATCGCTGGAGGACACTTTCCAAGCCCGTAGCACTCTATACCAGGGGTCTGGAAAGACTCGCTCCAGCGGCTTCCTAGAGCGTTCCAGAGGGTCTCGTAAGTTATTGATTCTATTAGAGAATTCCGAGTTGAGTTTTCCCAGGAATCTAGTATTATAATCCTATGAAAAGCGAAAACGAATTGAAGGTTGGGGACGTAATTAAGTCCCTGGATTTCATCAATATTGATGATACTTATTTCATCGGTAAGGTTGTGTCTATCGATGAGGAAGCTGGCACGTTCCGTGCTAAGTCTATATCCCGAATCTTCCTTGGTAGTACTGCAAAAGAATTCAACGAATTCTTCGCGGCTCCCCTGCCGGGAATGATGATGCTGGATGACATCGGTACACGAATTGAGGTGCTCGCGTGAATTGGAATCTTGAAGGTCTTTCTGTTCGTGGCATGTACATGGGCAAATTCCCTGTTGTTGGCACGGTCGAATTGTCTCGCGTAAAGTATGGTGGAGAAGTTTCCCACCACGTTGTGCTGGATGAGTCAATCGAGGTTTTCGGTGCGATTCGGGATCGTGTGATCCTCGAACATAAGTATGTCACGCAGGTGAATGGCTAATGAGTAAAATCACACTTTTGAATATTGACGCCAACGCAAAAACGGTGAAGGGTCAGAAGAAAGGCTATATGACAGCCATTCTATATCTAGCGCCGTTCAAGCTTTCGGGCTATCAGGTTTGCCCGACGGCAGAAATTTCTGGCTGCGTTGCCGACTGTCTTAATACAGCCGGGCGTGGTGGCATGGCTCGAAAGGACGCTGAATCTATCAATGTCGATGGATTCGAGGTTAAGCTGAATTCGGTTCAGAATGCCCGCATCGCCCGCACTCGGTTCTTCTTCGAGGACCGTGTGTCGTTCATGTATCAGTTGGTAAAGGAAATCGAGGCGGCTTATGTCAAAGCCGCTAAGAACGATCTTACTCTGGTTGTACGTCTGAACGGCACTAGTGACATCCGTTGGGAGGACGTGATTCTTCCTGGCTATAATGTCAATATCTTCGAAAAGTTTGACCAGATTCAATTCTATGATTACACCAAGATTCCGAATCGTCGGGTCAAGGACATCAAGAATTATCATCTTACATTCTCCGTGTCCGCTCGCAAGGAATTTTACCCAATCTGGGATAAGGCTCAGAAATTCTATGGTCGTGGCATGAATTATGCTGTTGTGTTCAAGGGTAAGAAGTTGCCCGAGGCATATCAGGGCTATCGTGTCATCAATGGCGATGAATCGGATCTTCGGTTCCTCGATGATAAGGGCGTTGTGGTTGGATTGATTGCTAAGGGTCGTGCAAGAAAGTCGACCAGTGGGTTCTGTGTGGAGGCTGCGTAAATGACAAAATTTTTAGCTGTTGGTATTGCACTTGGATTTGTTG